GTGAAGATGCGAATGTATTTGTAATCTCACACAAAGGAGACATCCTGTTTGATAAATTCAGGAGTGTTATTAAATTTGAAAAGAAATATAACTATTCAGTAATTTCATAGAGGCTAACATAAGATGCCTCCTCAGTTTACTATTGCATATACCTACTACAACGAACCCGAACTTTTAAAAGAGCAAATTAAACTCTGGGAGGACTATCCTCCTGGGGTTGAAATCATGGTTATTGATGATGGCTCTAAAGAACATCCTGCATATGATATACTGAAAGATGTTTACTTCACAGATGGAGTGAACTTTCAACTTTGGAAGGTTACCCGTGATTTGGGATTCAACAGTCACGGTTGCAGAAACTTGGCAGCGAAGTATTCACCCACAGATCAAATATTTTTCTTGGACATGGATATAAGAATCAATCCAGGAGACGTGGGACACCTCAGAGGGCTAGTGATGAATCCTGAGACGATCTACAGGTTCAATATGTACTCTATTCCCAGCAAAAAGTGGTACCCTTATCCTGGGCACATTAACTGTTTTATCGTCAATAAGAACAAGTTCTGGGAAGCCGGTGGGTATGATGAAAGCTACACCGGGCACCACTACGGGGATCGTCCCTTTCACAAAGAGTTAGATAAACTAGCAAAACAAGGCAGGATACGGCTCACTCTGAGCGACTACAGAACCGGTAGAGAGATCGTTTCCGACTACAATCTACCCGCCGATACGATAATGCCGGTGTACGATGATGTCGAAATGAAGATCAGATATCCAGGGGAAATCCCTGATATCAAAGCCATGGCTAACACGGTGAAAAGCAAGTTAAATTTTCCTTTCATTCGTCTGATGTAGGCTGGGTTTCCTTATAAATATATAAAATAATTCAAAGAGTTGGTAAAATATATTATGAAATACTTGAGTGATGAATTAAATTTAGTTTCCATTGTCGATCCTATATTGAAGATCGCGCCAAAGAAGTTTGATTTTGAGGAAAATGATGGCAAAGAAATCGCATCTAAACTCAGATTAAAAATGACTGAACTTGGTGGTGTTGGCTTATCTGCTAACCAAGTGGGATTAGATATGTCAGTTATGGTACTTGGTGTACGCAACCCAAAAAATGATGAGCAGTTTGAAAGAGTATGTTTCAACCCAGTTATGATCGGGGCAAGTCATGAGCAGATAATGATGCAAGAAGGCTGCCTGAGTATTCCTGGTCTACGTCTAAATATAAAGAGACCCGCTGAGTGTACGATAACATATTTCGATGCAGATCAGGAAGAACATACCGAAAAATTTCTTGGTCTAGCCGCGAGAATTGCATTACATGAATACGATCATATGTTAGGATTTAACTTCATGTCTCGTGTGTCTAAGTTTAAACTCGATAGAGCGATGAAATCATTAAATAAGCGTGTAAAGGCATTTAATAGGAGACACTAGATGGCATATAGCGAAGCCGTATTAGATCATTATGAGAACCCGCGTAATGTGGGTAAGTTGGATGATAGTAAAGCAAACATTGGAACTGGCATGGTTGGAGCTCCAGCATGTGGTGATGTTATGCGTTTACAGATACAGGTTGAGAATGACATTATTGTTGATGCGAAGTTCAAGACCTATGGATGCGGAAGTGCAATTGCTTCATCTAGCCTATTGACAGAATGGGTAAAAGGTGCTACACTGGATGAGGCGTCGGAGATAAAAAACACTCAGTTGGCAACCGAACTTGCCCTACCGCCAGTAAAGATACACTGCTCGGTATTAGCAGAAGATGCTATCAAAGCCGCAGTACAGAACTACAGGGAAAAGAACAATGTCTGATGATTTTGATTTCGGATTTACCGCAGTAGATGAAGCCCCGCAGTCTCAACAGCCTACGCCTGCCTCAACTACTGCATCACTTCCAGATGATGCTCTCGATGGAGTAATGAAAAAACTTTACGAAATTGAGAACAGAATTCTGGATATGGATAACGCTGGTGTTTTGACAGAACACCGGACATTACTAGAAGGAGATATAGCTGGCAAGCTAAGAGATTTGGAAGACTTAATTCTTCCTCTGCTTACAAACTTAAAGAAAAATCCCGACAAAGAATACATTCACTGGCCGAACCGTTCAGCCATTATTGATAAACAAATTGAAAAGATACAGGCGGTTACCAGATATTATGAGCGAGTTTAAATTAGATGCACTAACCAGTAATAAAATTTTTGAACGTACAATGTCTAGAACATATGATCTCTATCTACATGATGAGATCGAAGGACCAGATGAGTATATAGAATGGAATCAATTGTTCAGGTCAGCCACCGCTGAAGACGTAATTTATGTTCACATCAATTCCTACGGTGGACAGATCAATACAGCAATTCAAATGATAAGAGCCATGCGGGAGACTCCTGCTACTATTGTCACATCCATAGAGGGTGCTTGCATGTCTGCCGCTACGATGATCTTCCTACAGGGAGATGTATGTGAGATATCAGATCATAGTCAGTTTATGGTACATACTTACTCCGGTGCCGCATGGGGCAAAGGAAATGAAATGGCATCTCAAGTGCTACATGATTCCGATTGGATATCTGACCTAATGCACGATGTGTACCAGCATTTCCTTGATGAAGATGAGATCAATGCGGTGATTGAAGGCAAGGATGTATGGTTTAGCCCGGCAGAAGTGTTTGTCAGACTGAAGAAAAAGACCACTTTGATCGAAAAAGAGAACAAAGAAGCCGAAAAAGCGGCAGCGGCTGAAAATAAAAAGAAAATAAAAAAGAAAGTCGTTAAATAACAACGACTTACGATTGAAAATAAATTGATTATCCTCTTGACTTTTACCAAAATACCTGTCATAATGTACTTTGAGAATGAGAGAGGGTATACCAATGGAAGTAAAAAGCAAAAGCATGTTAGCCAAACTACTGGCTACAGAGGATATCAGTGTTGAGCATCAGAATGTTCCCACCGCACTGTTCGACCTTAAGAATCGCAAGATCATCCTTCCCCGCTGGAAGGAAATGTCAGTACATCTATATGATCTGTTTGTCGGTCATGAAATTAGCCACGGCTTAGAAACTCCTGCAGAAGGTTGGCACGATGCTGTATGTGACTCCGGTCAGGGCTTCAAGTCTTTCCTAAATGTGATAGAAGATTGTCGCATTGAGAAAAAAGTCAAAGCACGTTACCCTGGTCTAGTCAAGTCTATGGCTCTTGGTTATAAAGAGTTGATGGAGATGGACTTCTTTGGACTCAAGGGTCGTGACACGGATACTCTTCCACTGATCGATAAGATCAATCTAAAATTCAAGTGTGGTGCCATGCTCGGCATCAACTTCTTAGAAGAAGAATTGCCTTTCGTTACTGCTACTGAAAATGTTGACACTTGGGAAGATACTGTCAGAGTAGCCAACGAACTTTATGAGTACAGCAAAACTGAACAAGCCATGCAAGATGCTTTAGAGCCTCAAGCGGATGAGTTCAATGATGACTGGGATGAAGACATAGATTCTGAACCCACCGACGAGTATTCAGACGCGCCTCAAGAAAGTGAAGAAGAAAGTGACCAAGCTGAAGAAGAGACTGAAGAAACCGGCAGTGCATCCAAAGATGAAGATGAAAAGCCTTCCGAATTAGAAGAAGAGTCTGAGTCTACCGATGTCAAGCAAGTCGGAAATGATATCATGGAAGGAACTCCTGATCCAGAATCAATGACTGATAAAGCCTTTCGTAATGCAGAAGAAATGCTTGTCGAAATGTCCGACAAAGATATTATGACTGTTAACTTTCCAAAGATAAAGTCTGATGTATTTGTTATGCAATCTTCTGAAGTATGGGACTGGACACCAGAGTATAAAAAAGGTACTTACTATAGCCCACAAGAAAATATGACTGACAATGTTGAAGTTGAGAACAAGCTGTTCAATGATTTTCAAACTCGCAATAAGTCTGCGATCAACCTTCTAGTCCAACAGTTTGAGATGCGCCGCAAAGCTACCTCATTAAAGAAAGCCCGTGAGAATAAGACTGGTATGCTTAATGATAAAAAGTTGTGGGCATACAAGCTAACGGATGATCTCTTTCTATCAACTACTACTACTCCAAATGGTCAGAACCACGGCATGTTTATGTTTGTTGATATGTCTGGTAGTATGTTTCTAGAAATGGCTAATGTTGTCGAGCAGTTATTGATTCAAGTATCCTTCTGCAAAAAAGTCGGCATTCCGTTTGATGTTTACGGATTCAGTAATGCAGGTAGAAATGCCGCTGAGTACAATGAACGGCGCAAAATTGTGCAAAAAGCCCAGAGCAAAAAGCCTGGTGATATGTTCATCGATGATGAAAACTTCCAGTTACTACAATTAATTTCCTCTGAGTTATCATCTCCTATGTATACCAAAGCATTCAAAGGGCTTCTGGGATGGGCAACTACTTACATGAGCAAAAACACCCGTCTAGATGAAGAGAGAGTATGGCAAGATAGATACAACCAACCGCGTCATATGTATTTGTCAACCACGCCTCTGGCTTCTGCGATGTTAGCTGGTCGTGATCTTGCTAATGAATTCAAACAGCGTAATCGCCTTGAAGTTCTGAACACAATTATTCTGACCGATGGATACAATACTGATAAAATGTTTGTGGTTGAAGATTGTATGGAACTAGAAAATACTGACTATGAGCAAGTGACATTTCGCCACAGCCCAAACGTAGTTGGTGAAGTTTACATTAAAGAAGGTGCAATATCAACCAAGCATGTCATCTCAGGAATTTATGGCAGAGCAAGCCGTCAGGTAGGATATCAAGATTACTTCTTGGCACTACTGAAGCACTACCAAGCAACCACTAATTCGCGTATGATATCATTCAACATTGTAGGTGCAAAAGCATCCTCTGTCAGAGATGCATACTTTGCCGCAATTGGCAAGTATGATTACGAAGGATTTCAAACTAAGTACAAGACCTTCCGTTCTGAGCGATTCATGGAAGTTCCTAATGCTGTCGGATACGATAGTATGTTTATGCTTATGGGTGGCAAAGGGTTAGAAGTAGACACCTCCGACATGGAAGTTAAGTCCAACTCCAAAGGTGATCTGAAGCGTGGATTCATGAAGTTCGCCAAGGGACGCAGTGCCAGCCGAGTGTTTTTGAATCGATTCATCGATAAAGTTGCATAAAAGATGAAAATAATTGAGAAAACACTTGACTTTCCCATAAAACCTGCTATAATGGTATAGTAAAGTCGAGTTAAAGAAGTTAAATTGAATAATCCTTTTGAGAGAGGTCAGATTATGAGTGAGTTAAATAGTGAATTGTTGAACGCTCTACAGGCAATAGATACTGCCGGTGGTACGCTTAACCGAAAGCAAATTTCAGATGTGGCAGTGAGTCTCGGACTCGCCAAACAGGGTTCCGCAGTCGGCTATATAGTTGGCAATTATGCGGTTGCTCGTGGCGTCTATGACGTTTCATTGCCCGCAAATTCTGTACCTGCACAAGCCCCAAAGCCTATTGCAGTCATACAGTCCAAATCACCTACCCAAGACCTGCCACAAGAAGCGGCAAGAGTCCTAACTCAGGCTAAATTATCGGTGACTATCGAGAACTTAATTCCTCCCACAGACAGTACTTATGTTCCGTTTGGATTCTTTAAAGACCTGACTAGAATTGTCAAGTCTGGAATGTTTTATCCTACGTTTATCTCTGGTCTATCCGGTAACGGTAAGACTATGATGGTCGAACAAGTTTGTGCAAAACTAGGGCGAGAAGCCTTGCGAGTCAATATCTCCATTGAGACTGATGAAGATGATTTGATTGGTGGCAATACACTTGTCGATGGTAACGTAGTTTACCGAGAGGGTCCTGTTCTCACTGCAATGAAACGTGGTGCAGTACTAGTTCTGGATGAGATCGACCGTGGCTCTAACAAGCTAATGTGCTTACAAGCTATCATGGAAGGCAAGCCCTACTACAATAAGAAGACTGGTGAGATTGTCTCTCCTGAACCTGGCTTCAATATCATTGCTACTGCGAATACTAAAGGTCGTGGATCAGATGATGGTAAGTTTATGGGTGCTCAGATATTAGATGAGGCATTCCTTGAGCGTTTTGCAATCACTGTCGAGCAAGAATATCCATCGGCTGTCCAAGAGAAGAAAATTGTTCTTGGTAAGATGCGAGTTGCCGACTGCATTGATGATACCTTTGCTACCAATTTGGTGACATGGGCTGAAGTGATCCGAAAGACTTTCTATGAGGGTGCAATCGATGAATTGATTTCTACTCGCCGACTGGAACACATTGTCAAAGCATTCTCAGTGTTTGGTGATAAGATGAAAGCCATCGAGTTATGTGTAAACAGGTTCGATACCGACACCAAGCAAGCCTTCTTAGACCTTTACACTAAGGTTGATGATGAAGTATCAATGCCAGAGACAGAAAATGAGACATCCGAAACTGTCGAAGTCCAAAATACAGAGGTAAACTTCTAATGGCTATTATTGAACGCAAAGAGTATCATCAAATGATATGCTATTTCACCTATGACATTCCCGATGAGGATATCATTGAAAAATGGGGTAGCGTGAGTACCCTAGAGGATCTACTGGCAGAGTATGATGATGATGCCGTTGATTGGATGGCAGATTTTGGATTTGACCGCTATGATGATCTGTGGACAGATCGGAAAGGTGGTTATGAAATTGATTGGGAAATAAAAGTCTAATGGCTATTGAATATAGATTTAAAGAAGACAAGTTAATAGCGGAGTTTGTAAAGTACATTGATTCGACTTATGATGGTCACTATGGTCAAGGTGGACTACAGTCATCTGAGATTATCGTAGACCGAGGACACGGACAAGGTTTCTTTCATGGAAACATCGACAAGTATAACGGTCGATACGGCAAAAAGGGTGACAGTCCTGCCGAATGGCGTAAAGACATTATCAAGATTATCCATTATGGATTTCTCGCCCTCTATGAACATGATAGAATCACCGCAGAAGAAGTACAAGAAAAAATCGATACTGATACTTTCGGGGTTAAGAGTTAGGCTGTAGATCACCAGAATCCGCAAGGATACCTCGGTAGTTATGTGTGTGACCTCTCTCTCAATTGCAAAGGCACATAGCTATCGAGGTTTTTTCTGTTATAAATAGACTTAGACCTTAGCCCATTATGGAGAAAGAATATGGCATATGCCGCCAGAGTAGAACAAACAAGAACCAATACTGACCAACACTGGTTTATATTTGATACTGATGTGGTTTCCAACTCGGCTACGGAAGCCAGAGGTGCCGCCTTGAAAGAATTTTTAGATTCTAAAGTAGCTGACAATACCATGGTAACCACACTAGAATTCTCAGATGATCACCTTTCTTGGACTTGGATAAATACCTTTCCGGACGAGGCAGCATTCAATGCCTTTGATGTAGACTGGCAGGCTTTCAAAGCATCTAGTCTAGATGGAATTGAGCCGTTTGAAGAGACGGTGTTTACGGACTGGCTGACTGCTACTGGTTCTACTGTGACAACAACATTTGTTACTACTTAAACTATTGACATACCCCCAAATTTATTATATAATGATTGTAATGTTTATAACTGTGAGGAAGACCTGTGAAGATATCAAAAGCAACGATGGAAGTTCTGAAGAATTTTGCTTCAATCAACAGCAATATTCTTGTCCGTAAGGGCAATGTTCTATCAACCATATCAACTGGCGTTAACATATTCTGTCGTGCAGAGGTAACAGAAACCTTTGACCGAGAGTTCGCCATCTATGACTTGAATAGTCTACTAGCTTTACTGACCATGATGGAAGATACTGATGTCGATTTCGGTGAAGACTGTATCACTATCAGTAAAGACACCAGTGAATTCAAATATTACTATGCTGATAAGACCATCATTGTGGCAGCCCCGGATAAGACAATCGAGGTAGACAATCACTATGAATTCAATCTTACTGCTAAGATGATTGAAACCATGAAGCGAGCCGCATCTGTTATCTCTGCTCCTATGTTGAGTGTTGTGGCTAAGAATGGCAAGGTAGTGATGAGCGTTGGTGATCCTTCAACTCCTCGAAGTAATACATACACTCAAGAGATTGGTGAGTTTGATGGTGATTTTGATTGCCGCATACCAATCGAGAACTTTAAAGTTATGAGTGGTGATTATGTCACTGTTCTAAGCAAGAAGAAGTTTATGTACTTGCACAATGACTCCGCACAATATTGGTTAGCACTTGATCCCAATTCACAGATAGGATAAAAGATGAATATTGCAGTTGGAAATAGAATGCCCCTGGTGAAATGGAATACTAGGGTTCGTGATGAGACAGTAGAAGGTGATAACCCATATCGATGGGAGCACCTAACGACAGCGGATGTCTTCAAAGATAAAAGAGTGGTGCTGTTTTCATTGCCTGGAGCATTTACTCCTACCTGCACCACAAAGCAACTGCCTGGATTTGAATCACTGTACGATGATTTTATTGAATCTGGTGTGGATGAAATCTACTGCATGTCAGTGAATGATTCTTTTGTGATGAATGCTTGGTCTAGGTGGGCTAACATAAAGAATGTAAAAGTGATTCCTGATGGTTCTGGTGAATTTACTAGTGCTATTAGTATGCTAGTCGATAAGGGTAATCTAACATTCGGTCAGCGATCTTGGAGATTTGCTATTCTGTGCAATGATGGTGTTATCGAGCAATCGTGGATAGAACCTGGAATGTGTGACAATGCTCAAGATGATCCGTATGGAGAAACTGCACCCGAAAAGATATTAGAATATATACAACTAGAATCTCCTCTTGCTAAAGGCAGAGAACTGCAATTAACTTTGTTTGAAGGTCTTGACTCCAAAGATAAAATGAGTTAAACTATTACTATATTATGAATTGGAGTTAGAATGGAAAACAAAGAATTTTTATTCGTTGAGCGATATCGTCCACGGACACTAGATGAATGCATCTTGCCCGACTCTCTACTTGCAGTCTTCAAGAAGTTTGTTGCCGCCGGAGAGATCCCAAATATGTTGTTGTGTGGTACTGCTGGTACTGGTAAGACTACAGTAGCCCGCGCACTATGCACTGAATTGGGGTGTGACTATATTGTAGTCAACGGCTCGGAAGAGTCTGGTATCGATGTCCTGCGTACCAAGATCAAGAATTTCGCAAGTACCATGTCGTTTGAAAACAAACCCAAGGTTGTCATTCTAGATGAAGCAGATTATCTAAATCCCAACTCTACTCAGCCAGCCCTGCGTGGGTTCATTGAAGAGTTCTCAAAGAACTGTAGGTTCATATTCACTTGCAACTTTAAGAATCGCATCATTGAGCCACTGCATAGCCGAACTACCGTAGTTGATTTCAAGCTGGACAAGTCAGAACGACCAGAAATGGCTGGAAGATTTCACAAGCGTATGAAGTTCATCCTCGATGAAGAGGGCGTAAAGTATTCCGATAAGATACTAGCTGAACTGCTCAAGAAATATTTTCCAGATTATCGTAGGGTACTGAATGAACTTCAGCGGTACTCTGTTGGCGGCACAATCGATGAAGGTATTCTAAGTAATCTCGCGGAGATAAATACTAAGGGTTTAATCGATAGTCTTAAAGATAAAGACTTCAAGAAAATGCGTCAATGGGTTGCCAACAATGTTGATAGTGATCCACAAGGCATCTATCGTAAAGTTTATGACGCATTGATTGACAAAGTAAAGCAAGTACCACATTTGGTACTGTTGATTGCTGACTACCAATACAAAGCGGCATTCGTGGCTGATCAAGAAATCAATCTAACTGCATGTCTCGTAGACATTATGGCAAGCGTGGATATGAATTGAGTAGGTCAGAGCGTCTAGTATCAGTTGATCTTGAGATATCTAGCACCTGTCAGGCACGATGTAAGGTCTGTCAAAGGCAAGATGAATTTGGTAAATTAAATGATTTTGTGCAGACCACTAAGACTCTCGCTGAAGTTATATATATACTGGGCGATCTAGTAAAGCAACTTAAAAAGATACATTTCTGTGGAAACTACGGTGACCCTATGGCATGTGAAGAAGTTGCTGATATATGTGAATGGTTAGTAGATCAGAATCCTGATATTAGAATTCACATTGCTACTAATGGTGCGCTAGGCAAGCCAAAGACTTATGCTAGATTGGGAAAACTTGGAGTCAACATCACTTTTGGTTTAGATGGATCAACACAGAAATCAAATGAATTGTATCGGGTAAATGTTAAGTGGTCTGATGCAATGAAAAATTTGAAAGCATATTCAGAGACTAGCACAGCCAAAGATTCGGGCTGGCAATTCTTGTTATTTGAACAGAACAAAGAACATTTAGAGCCAGCAATTAAATTGGCTATAGAGTATGGATTATGTCAGATGTATATCAATGCGATGCCCAATCCATTTAGTTCTGGTATTATACCACTTATAAACAGTAATGCTATTATTGCAAATGATTCACCAATTCAGAAGCTGGACATGTATGACATCTCAGGTACCAAAATATTATATCAATTAACACCAGCATTTGGAATGTCAGAAAAAATAAAACAATTGAAGGATAAATATGCCACAGACATGTTTTTCGTATAACCATGACGATCCCACCGATTTTTCTCAGAAAAATCTTCATGTGTTTATCTCATATGATAATCAGGTTTATCCGTGTTGCATGACTGGCGGCAACAGACTTGACGGAACACCAATGGGAGAGAATACATTGCGAAGTGTGCTTGATGATGGATTGCTTGAAGCCAAGTACCATGATCGAATTGAGTCAGGTAATCCCAGCCAGTATTGTATAGATACCTGCTCGTGAAAATATTCAAAACTGACATGAACATAACCAACGCTGATGAAAATATTGCACATGCTATAGCCGAACTGGTATGTGGCGGTACCTTTGTTGTATTACGCAATCAATCATTAACACTTGAACAACAATTCCAATTCTGCAATAAGATTGGTGTATGTCAGGAGTATACGGAGCAAGAAAGAACAAAGCATATTGCATGTCATCCAAATATTCTTCGGGTTACTGGTGAGAAGAATGAACATGGCGAAGAAGGTCTATTTGGACATACCAGTGCATTAGATTGGCATGCCAACCAAGCGAGTAATCCTGACAGAGCACCATTGATTTGGTTACGTGCCGCCAAGGGCAGTCAAGGAAGTCAGACCAGTTGGATTAATATGATAGACGCATATGATGATCTGTCAGAAACTTGGAAGGAAAGACTGCATGAATGTACGATTACACTTGGTTATAAAAATGGCAACTATAGTGATAGTACTTTCTTTGTTGATCATCATTCTACTGATAAACCTTTTAGGTTGGTGCATACGAATAGTTTTGGAAAGACTGGTCTCTACTTTCCTTTTCTTCAAATCTTTGGCATGCCCGGTAAATCGGATGAAGAATTTCGAGAAATAATGGAATATCTTACACAGCATGTTACACAGGAGAAGTATCAATATCACCATTTTTGGCAAGATGGTGATGTGGTAATATCAGAACAATGGTTAAGCATACATAAGAGATGGGAGTTTTCTGCAATGGAACAGCGGGTACTTCATCGAATCGCATTTGATTACTCAAGAGTTCCAAGCTTATGTCAGAAATAGAAAAGACACCCGAACATAGAATCCTGCATTGCATCCAATGTGGACACAGAGCCCACGATTTGGGAATGCAAAAATTTTGGATTGATCTTGCAAAAAGTATTGCATTAGATTATGATTTAGACTATAATGTACTAGTACAAAGAGTGACACACTGATGTGGAGATTGTGGGCTAAAGCTATCGGTGAGAAAGAAGGTACCACAGACGCAGAAGCAGATAAGATTGCAATAATACGCACAATTATTGTGTTAGTAAACTTCGGTACATGCTTCGTTATCATAGCAGGCAATATACATAACTGGTAAAATCTTCTTGACATCCTAGTCGAGATATTATATAATAGTGTTTTAACCTACAGGAAATTTAATGAAAATTCAAGATGACGTAGAAGATTTTATGATGGCAGCCAATCAAGTGGTTGAGAATGTTTTGCCCGCGTATGGAGTGGCACCGGCACAAGAAGACCTATATATGGATCTAATCACGGAAGAATATGAAGAACTTGTTGAAGCATTTCAAAACAAAGATGTAATTGAAACTGCTGATGCAATTTGTGATATCATGTGGGTACTCAATGGTCTAGCCAGCACCCTTGGCATACCAGTCGAAGCATGTTGGAACGAAGTGCGCGACTCAAATCGCAGTAAGGTAGTTGAAGGCAGACTCATTAAGAATCACGATGGTAAAGTAATGAAGCCAGAAGGTTACTTCAAGCCTGATCTCCATAAAGTATTATTCACATGAGCCTGGAGAATCTTCTCGGTGTCAAAGCCCAAGTGGCTATCGATTCAGAGACTTACAAGGTAAAGAAGAAAGCAATCAGCCCGTTTGATTTTGCGAACAGTATCAATTATACCAAAGAGAATCTGATTGTCGATGACTGGTCAGAGAAACAGTATAGTGCATTCATTGTCAATAAGGCAATGTCTTACTCAAAAGATACTGTGAAACTGGCTAATGAGATGAACTCTAGACCTCACATCGATGCTAAATTGCAGTATGATTTCCTTAAAGGTATCGTGCGTAAAGCAAAGCGATACAACAAGTGGTTGAAGCCAGAGAAAGAAGAAAGACTCCAACTGATTAAAGATTACTTTGGATACAATAATACCAAAGCGCAAGAGGCAATGAGAATCCTCACTAAAGATGACCTTATGAGAATCGAAAAACTTATGTCAAGGGGTGGTAAAGTCTAATTTGTATAAATACAAATGAAGATAAAAACTAACCTATAACATGACGTAAGTTTTCATAAGGCAGATTCATAATGAGTGAGGATTTCTTTGATATTGATTTTCCTGGATATAGTCCACTGGAGATCAATCTAAAGAATGCAGATGATTTTTTAAAAGTCCGTGAAACACTATCCCGAATCGGGGTAGCTTCTAAGAAAGATAAAGTCCTGTATCAAAGTTGCCATATCTTGCACAAGCAAGGTAGATACTTCATCACGCATTTTAAAGAGTTGTTTGCCTTAGATGGTAAGGGTGCAGACTTCACTGAGAATGATATCCAGCGTAGAAATACAATTGCTAAGTTGCTGTCCGATTGGGGCTTGGTAGTTGTCATTAATTCTGAAGTATTCTTTGAAGACATTGCACCACTGAGTCAGATAAAAGTATTAGCATTCAAAGAGAAAGATGATTGGTCTCTCGTTGCTAAGTATAATATAGGAAAGAAACGGTAAAATACCGTTATGATTTTTTTGCATAAAGATTATCACCAGCATAGTCTTGTATAAATAAATCGTCAGAGACAAGAAATTGTTCTGACAAACCCGAGTTGCCGTAAGGAACTCATAACAACAACTCGCTGAAAAGGAGAGTAATATGGTACGCAAGTACAATGCAATGGATATAGGTAAAATTTTTGAAGATTGGAAGAGCCATTCAATAGGGTTCGACCGAATGTTTGACAACATGGCGACAGGAAGTTCTCCCGCGCCTTACCCACCCTACAACATAGTAAAAATCGATGAGAATAGTTTTTCTATTCAAATCGCCGCCGCAGGCTTTCGTGAGGACGAGTTTAATGTCCATGTAGTTCCCGAAGGCAATCAGTTAATAGTGCAGGGTGTACAAGACCGAGATGAGGACGAGCAAGAATACTACTTTAAAGGAATTGCCGCGAGGAACTTTACTCGCCACTTCACACTAGCAGATGGTGTTGAGGTCAAAGAAGCAGAATTCGTTGATGGTATGTTAAATCTCTTGCTCAATCGAAACTTGCCAGAAGAACAGAAACCCATTACAATTAAAGTAAACAAATCAATCGCATCTAAAAAGGAGCTGTTACAAGAAAGCCAATGAAAAAGAAAATGAGAATCGCCTTAAGTGTAGCAAGACAAATGGATATAGAATCTGCCGGACATGTATTAATGTTCTCAACATGTTTATCAATAATATTCGTGTCCCTTAGTCAATTAAGTTAGATAAAACCTTATATTATGATTAGGAGTAGCCCGTTATGAGCAAGAAGACCAACCCGCAAGACGCAACTGAAGAAAAAAACAAGCCCCATATTTGTGGAGTAAGATTAGTTTCTGGAGAAGACATTGTATGTATCCTTACACTTGAGAAGGAACATAATCGTTACATGATGCAGAATCCAGCCATGATATTCTTGAAAGAAATGGAAGATGCAGGCAAGTTCCAGATAGCGTTTAGCCCATACTGTCCCGCGGCTCATGACGGGCAAATTTCAATTGTCACTGACAAGCTAGTAGGTATGTACGCACCAACCGCAGAGATTGTGGAACAGTACAGAAGTTACTATCGTCACCCCAATGTCTCCGTCCCCGCAGAAGAACCAGTAAAACCAGCAAATAATACCCCCAAATTCGAAGGATAATACTTGACAGGAGTGCCACTTTCATGTTATAATGTGTATTCAAATTGAGGGTATTAAATGTCAAGTTTCTATTCATTCGCATGGCAGTACGGCAACAACATCTTAACTCGTGGATTACGCGACGGTAAGAAGTTTGTCGAGCGCAAGCCATTTCAACCAACATTATATGTCCGCGGTAAAGAAGGTTCTAACCGCGGACTATATGGTGAAATCCTCAAGTCAGTTGACTTTCCAGATAATAACAGCTGCCGAGAGTTTGTCAAGAAGTACAACGATATTGACAATTATCCTATCTATGGTCAGACAGACCTAACATATCAGTATATCACCCGAGAGTATCCCGAAGTAGTTGAATTCGACCTCAGCCTCTTGAACATTCAAGCAATTGATATAGAGACTACCGTAGACCATGGCTTTCCCAATGTAGACAATCCTCTGGAAGAGATTCTTCTTATCTCCTCTGTCGATAAGAACACCAAGAAAGTTATGACCTGGGGTTCTGGTGAGTGGGACTATGAAGCCCGCAGTGCTGAAGTCCATGACATTGATGTTGAGTATATCACTTGTGTCGATGAGTATGAACTGCTAGAAAAGTTTATGTCTTGGTGGGTTGCTGAGTATCCAGATATTATTACTGGCTGGAATTCTAAGTTCTTTGACGTACCATATCTGGTCAACCGTATTGAGCGCATCTTTGGTAATGACGCTAAGAATGCATTAAGCCCATTCAATATGACCCGAAAGCGCACCATTACTGTTCACCAGCAAGAGAGAACTACCTACGATATCAAAGGTGTTACTCACTTAGATTATCTCGACCTCTATCAGAAGTTCACATACAATGCACGAGAGTCTTACAAGTTGGACTATATTGCAGAACAAGAACTTGGTAAGAAAAAGCTAGAGAATCCACACGAAACCTTTAAAGAATTCTATGAGAAAGATTGGAATAAGTTCATCGATTATAACATCATTGATGCCAAGATTGTGGATGAACTTGATGACAAGATGAAGCTGATTGAATTGATCGCCACAATGGCGTATGACTCCAAGTGTAACTTTGAAGATATATTTTCATCTGTACGGACTTGGGATTGCTTGCTGTACAATCACCTCCTTGAAAAGAACATAATGATTCCTCAGAAGAAATCAGCCGAGCAGACTGGCATCAAAGGTGGTTATGTTCAAGAGCCAGTTCCTGGTAAATACAAATGGGTTGTGTCTGTTGATGCTACCTCTCTGTATCCATCAATCATTATGCAACACAATCTATCGCCTGA